GGATTCATTTGTTAGTTTTGATTTTTGGCCTTTAATATCGGCCTTTAATGCTTCATTCATTGTTAGTAAGATTTGAATTGATATATATATGATACCATTATCATAGTTTATATTGCAAGTTATTTGTTAATAAAACATAAAAAAAGAGACTTTTTAAGTCTCTTAAAATTCTTTTTTATTAACAATAAAATAATGATAATCGTGATCATATCCTATTGCTAACACTTCAAGGTTATCGTTATATTCTTTTAGTTCCCACTCTTTAAGCAATGCTAAGCAAGCATTATAATAATTATCTATTGCATCTATATCGCTATTCCATCTAATACTTTTACTATAAGTCTTATTACTGTCTCTTTTGTGGCTTGCTTTTGCCATTGCATCCCTTTTATTTTGATAAGGTAGGTATTTTGTTTTAATAATCATACCTTTAATGTCTTTTTTAAAAAAAATACTGTTTTTCTTCATTTGATTAAAGACTCCATGCTAAATTGATTAATTAATTCATTTGATAATTCATTTATTAATTCATTGTTCATATTTACACCTCGATATTTAAAATCTTTTTTCACTATGTATTTATAAAAATTAAAATTTTTCTCAATTAATTCATTCTTATGATTAAAACATTCATAACTAAAATCATTGTTATTTCTTGTTAATAAATCATATACAGTCTTATTATTCATATAATCAGGCTTTAAACCTTTTTTTAACTTAAGTTCCCAATTAGAATAAAATCTTTTAAATCTTACATAACTTATAATATTTTTACCTAAGTACTTAGTTGTATACTTAAAATAAAAACTTTTATTTATTTCAAAAGTTTTATTATCCTGGTAAAAAATAATTTTATTTATATTCATTTTATACTTTCTCCTTAATTCTCATAAGTGCCATATTTGCTTTATGCTGACTAACCATAAAACCACCATTATCATGTTCTAACTTATCCAAATACATTAATGCTCTATGATAAGTATTAAATGTATGCTCGCACGTTCTAATACAATTAACCTTACAGTTAATAGTCACATATCTAATTTTAAAAACTCTATTCTTTTCATCATGTCTTATCTCATGTTCCCCTATTCTCTCATAGTTTAAAATCTCACTTGTTATAAAATAAGTGCAGTCTTTTAAGACTTTCACGTCTTTATAAATTATAGATTTAAAATCATCTATATCTTTTTTATTAAAGAATACTGGATATTCTTTTTTTATCTTACTTATACTTGTAAGATGATTTTTTTTAATAGTCACAATAAATT